ATGGCTGGCGACGAAGTACGGCGGTTCCCCTTGCCCTGGACGATCGACGGCAACGAGCGCGCGTTCTGGGTGGTCGACGCCGCGGGCAAGCGGTTCGGCTTCACCTACTACCGCTCCGACGACAGCGGGCCGATCGGCTCCGGCTACGGGCTCGAGCTGACCCGGCGCGAAGCGCTGCGGATCGTGCGCAACATCGCGAAGCTGCCCGACTTCCTGCAGCGTGAGCGCTGATCCAAGCCGGAACAGGTGGTTGCAGGCCCTTTCCCCGCCCATGCTCTTGTGGCTTGGTGCACGCGATGGACCTGGGCGACGATCCTCCCCGGCCGCCGTCGGGCAGGCCGCCACCGTTCTGGTGCACCGGCTACCTATACGTCGCCGACGAGGCGGGTTACGAGATCGCCGGCTCGCGCCGGTCCCTGTCGCGGTGCCGGTCGAAGGCGGAGTACGCCGAATTGCATCGCCAGCTCGAGCGGGCGATGGGCGAGGATTGCATGGTCAAGCACAGCGCCGCCGGCCCGCCCGGCCCGCGTCAGATCGACAAGCTCGTCGGCCTCGCCGCGATAGGGGGCTTTTGGGCCTGGCTGCTCGCCGGCTCGCTGGACGGCCTGCTCGGGGCGATGCCCTAGCCGCCTCCCGTGATGATCAGCTCGCCGGCGACGCGCCCGTTGTTGCTGGAGAGCGAATAGGTCACCTGCTCCTCGCGAAAATCGAAGCCGGAGAATATCCTCCGAACCTCGGGATGATCGTTCAGAGAAAGGACGAACCGTCCTCGCAGGGACCGCAGCCGCGCGGCCATCAGCTCGAACTGGCCGCGGTCGAACAGCTCGACGCCGTAGTCGCCCTCGGAGCCGAAATAGGGCGGGTCGAGGTAGAACAGCGTCCCCGGCCGATCGTACCGCTCGATGAACGTCGCCCACGGCAGCCGCTCGAGTACGACGGGCGCCAGGCGCTCCCACGCCGCCTCCAGCAATGGGGCGAGCTTGGTCACGTCGAAGCGCGCCGGCGCATCGTAGATCGCGCCGAAGTTGCGGCCGGACACCCTCCCGCCAAACGCCAATCGCTGGAGGTAGAGGAAGCGCGCCGCGCGCTGCAGGTCGGTCAGCGACGTAGGGTCCTGTCGCGCCAGCTTCTCGAAGTTGGCGCGGCTCGTGATCTGGAACCGAAGCATGTCGAGGAAGGCGACGTAGTGGTGCTGCAGCACCCGGAAGAACGTCGACACGTCCTCCGACCAGTCATTGATCACCTCGCCCTTGGGCCGCTTCGTGCGGCGGAAGAAGACCCCGCCCATGCCGACGAAGACTTCGGCGTAGGTGGTATGCGGGATGCTCTCGATCAGCGGCACCAGGCGCTTGGCGAGGTTGCGCTTGCCGCCGACGTAAGGCGCCAGTGGCCGCACCGGATCGACCGGCTCCAGATCGGTTGCATTGGGATTCGACTCCATCACGTTTGTTCCACTACTGTTCCGCTTGCCGAGTCGGCAGGCGGGATGGTCCCGAGGCGGGACCGATTGGGATCGTGACGAGGAGCATTCGTCGGGCAAGGGGCGTTGGCGCGCCCCGCGTCCCCCGCCTTTCGACGGGGTGAAGGTCAGCGAGCCTGGTTGGCGTGAAGGCGCCGCCCGGTGGCGATCTCGATCTGGTCGCCGTTGGTGCAGGCGTAGTTGCGGAAGGCGAGCAGATCGAGCCCGAAGAAGGTGTTCATCCGGAGCATGCGCTGGGCGAGCGGCACGATCTCGACGATGAAGAAGTTGTCGAGCGCCTCGTCGACCTTGCCGAACCCGCCGTTATTGGTCGGGATGATGCCGATGAGCTGCGGCGGCACCCGGTGCGCGGCGAGCAAATCGTCGCGGCTGATGTTCTTGACGTTGCTGAACTCGTCCTTCGCCGCGACTTCGCCGATCGGGATCAGTTGCACCCCGTCCTTCTTCCCCTTCGGGATGTGCAGCAGCATGTTCTTGAAGTTGCCGACCCCCTTGGCGTTCTTCATCGCCTGCTCGAGCTTCTTCGCGGTCTCGTTGTCGGCGAGCGGCTCGTTGAGGTAGAGGATGAACCCCGCGTGGGCGCCGTTGAGGTAGTAGCGGCGCCGGAACAGCGTCGCGTTCTCGTTGAGCAGCCCGCTCTGGAGCGCCGAGAGCCATTCGGGCAGACCGTAGATTTCCTGCGCCACGTCGGGCTGCTGCAGGTGGAACACGCTGCCCGGCCGGAATTCGTGGTCCTGGTGCCCGAGCTGGCCGACGAACCAATAGACGTCGTCCTTGACGCCGCGGCGGGTATGGCGCGCCGGGGTGTGATCGGCGAGCGCCAGGCGTCCCGCCATGTTGGGCACGAATTCGAGGTAGCCGTTGCCCATCTGGATGAAGTCGAGCGCGAACCGCTCGAAGTCGTCGGGCTGGAGCCACCGGCTCGGCTGCTGGTGCGCCACCAGCAAGTTGATCTTGAGCGCCACCGCGCTGCGGTGATGCGGGCTCATGTTGAAGGCGGCGGAGAGCCGGTCCATCGGCAGCGGCGGCTCGTACCAGCGGCCGTTGTGCCAGATCTCGAAGTATTGCGTCAGCTCGCGCCGGTCGAGCACGCTCTCTGGGTCACCGAAGGTAAATACCATCGGCCCGCCCCCCTGCTCGGTCTTGGCAATTGCGTTCATCGTCGGGGTCCTTTCGCTGGCCCGGTCAATCGGAGAACACCACCCGACCGCCGCCGCCCTCGTGGGCGGTGCCGGCGTCGAGCGGTTCGTTGGAAAGTGCGTTGAGAATCGCCCAGGCGATGTCGGCGTGGCCGACCAGGCCGTTGCGCTTGGCGACGTAGGTGACGCCCCGGCCGCTGCCGGTCAGCGCCGGGCGGATCGCCATCAGTGCCTGCATCACGTCGGTCCACCCGGCGTCGAACTCGAAGCGCTGCGCGCGGAACACGTTCTGCGCCTTGATGACCAGCGCAGTCTTGCTCGCCAGCGAGTATTCGATCTTGCGCACCAGCGGGAACCACGCGCTGACCAGCTCGTGCACCGCCAGGCCGTGCCCCGTGGTGTCGATCGAGATGTCGGTGACGTTGTAGCGGTCGGCGATCTCTTCGATGAAATCGGCCTGGCCGCGAAAGTCGCGGCCGTTGAGGCGGTGCTTCTCCAGCAGCCGGAACTTGCCGACGCCGAGCTGCTCGGGCGGCGCCAGCACCGCCAGCGCGGCATCGTCGCGGCCTTGCTTGTTGGGATCGTAGCCGAGCCAGACCGCGTTCTCGTCGAACGGCCTCGCGCCGGGAATGTCGATCAGCGCCGGCTTGAAATCGCGCCACTTCAGGAAGCTGTCGACCCGCGCCGGCGCGAGCAGCGCCCACGGGAAGCTGCTCTCGCTATCATCGACGAACTCGCAGCCGTAGAGGTTGCGGAACTCTTCCTCGGTGCACTCGTCGCGCAGCTCGTCGGCGTCGATCAGGTTGCCCATGCCGCCCGCGATGGCGTCGTCGAGCGTGACCATCTGCCGCCAGGCGCCGTCGGGGCCGAGCGCGCCCGTTTTCAGCTTGGCATGGCTTAGCTCGAAGGTTCGCTGCGCCTCCCGCTTGCGCCCGCGGTTCCAGTCCTCGCCGCTCCAGAAGCCGAAGGCCTCGTGCGTCTTGGTCGACGGCGTCGAGAAATAGGTCCGCTTGTAGATCGTGTGCGTGGCCATCGCCGCGGCGACCTTGCGCAACGTGGCGAAGCCGCTGACCCAGAAGAACTCGTCGAAGTAGAAGTCGCCGCTTTCGCCCTGGGCGGTGTTCGAGTTGGTCGACAGCGGGTAGAGACCGACTGGCTCGAGGCGGAGTTCCTCCTCGCCGTCCTCGTCGGCATGCAGGCCGCCGAAGTCGAGCACGATGATCTTGCCTTTGAGCTCGACCCCGGTCACGCGCTGGACCCAGCCCACGATCTCGCGCCGGAACTTGAGCGCCTGACGCTCGCTGGCGGAAAGGAATATCTGGTTGCGCGGCTGCTCGCCGGCAATCGCGGCCTCGGCGATCTTGGCCATCGCCTCGCGGGCGAAGTACCATGTCGCGCCGATCTGCCGGCTCTTGAGGATGCGGCGGTCGCGCTGCTCGCGCTGCGCCCACCACCCGGCCTGATGCGCGAAGTTCTTGTCGTGGAAGTCGTCGAGCAGCGCCTGCCACTGTTCGACGGTCAGGAAGTTCTTGCGCTTCTCCGCCCGCTTGGCCTTCGCCGCGTCGTCGTTGCGGTTGGCGACCTTGGCGTTGAGATCGCCTTCCTTGCCGCTCTCCCCGTATTTGCGGATGCGCGCGGCGCGCTCCATCTGCCGCATCAGGAAGTCGACGCGCTTCATGTCGCCTTCGTCGAAGCGGTCCTTGTCGAGATAGGTGGCGATCTTCGCCTCGAGGCGGTCCTCGACCACGGTCAGCGGCGCGGCATCGTCCCACTTCCCGCGCCGCTTCCAGCTCGCCAGCGTCGAATAGTTGACGCCCAGCTCGTCCTCGATCTGCGCGAGCGACCAGCCCCGCCAGTAGAGCGAGCGCGCCTGGCGGCGCAGGTGCTCGGCTGCGAGCTGCGCTTCGTCGGGGTTCGGGGCTTCAGCCGGGTGCATGGCCAAGCCATGCACCCCCGCAACGGCCGATCGACCAGCGGCGGGGCGGGTAACGCGCCGAGTTACCCCGCGCCCGCGTGGACAGGTAGCCGGTCGGTGGGCCTTGGTGCTCCTGTCAACGCGCGGGGCTCTGGATCGGTCCCGACAGCGGCAACTCGACGGGAGCTAACCGATGAAGACCAAGTCCTTCCTTCTCGCCACTGCCGGCTCGACGGTCGACGGCCGCGTGATCGACGACAAGATGCTCGACGAGATGGCCGCGGGCTACGATCCCAAGACTTACGGCGCCCGGCTCAATATCGAGCACATCCGCGGCATCAGCGGCGACAAGCCCTTCCGCGCCTATGGCGACGTGCTGGAACTGTCGGTCGCCGAGGTCGACGTGAAGTTCCACGACAAGACCGAGAAGCGCAAAGGGCTGTTCGGCGTCTTCGACGTGACCGAGGATGCCAAGGCGCTCAACAGCGCCGGCCAGAAGGTCTATCCGTCGATCGAGATCGAGCCCAACTTCGCCGGCAAGGGCAAGGCCTACCTGATGGGCTGCGCGCTGACCGACAGCCCCGCCTCGATCGCCACCGAGCGGCTTCAGTTCAACCGGCAGATGCCGGGCACGATCATCCTTTCGCGCGGCGCCGATGGCCAGGGCAGCGAGCCCGGCGCGCTGGAGTTCGCCGACGTGACCGAGGGTCAGGGCGGCGAAGGGTTCCTCGCCGGCCTCAAGGGAGTGCTCGACGGCTTCGCAGCCAAGTTCTCCCCGGCCAAGCCGGCCGAGGACGCCCCGAAGGAGCCGGCGGGTTCGAAGCCGCCCGCGTTCGACTTCGCCGAAATGCGCCCGCTGTTCGAGCAGCTCGGTCAGACCTTCTCGGCCTCGCTCGACGGCCTGCGCACCGAGCTGCGCGGCGAGGTCGACGGTCTCTGCGTCAAGCTCAAGAAGCTCGAGGACGCGCGCGAGGCAACCCCCGCGCCCGGCTACACCGCCCGGCCGCCCGCAAACGGCAGCAACGGCCAGTATTCGAAGACCGACTGCTAACCGCCCCGCCCACCAACCGCCAAGCCCGCCTCGCACTACTTTCGGACAAGGACTCACCCGATGCGCAACGAGACCCGCGCCCTCTTCAATGCCTACGTGTCGCAGATCGCGCTGCTCAACGGCGTCCCCGACGCGACCACGATGTTCGCGGTCGCGCCGGCGGTCGAGCAGAAGCTCGAGCTGCGGATGGCCGAAACCAGCGAGTTCCTGCAGGCGATCAATATCGTCCCGGTGACCCAGCAGGTCGGGCAGAGCCTCGGCATCGGAACCACGCGCACGATCGCCGGCCGCACCGACACCTCGGGCGGCGACAAGCGTAACCCGACCGATCCGACCGACAATTCCGAGCGGAACGCCTATCACTGCCGCCAGACCGATTACGACTGGGCGCGCAGCTACGCGGCGATGGACGCCTGGCGGCATCGGGCCGAGTTCGAGACCATCACTCGCGACGCAATCCTGCGCCAGCAGGCACGCGACCGGATCATGGTCGGGTGGCACGGCGTCGAGGCGGCGGTCGAGACCGACCGCGTCGCCAACCCGCTGCTGCAGGACGTCAACGAAGGCTGGCTGTTCAAGATTCGCGACCGCGCTCCCGAGCAGGTGTTTGACGACGGCAGCCTGACCGTCGAGACCGACGGCACCGACAACGCGGCGCTCAAGGCGATCTACGTCAAGGCGGGCGTCGAGCTGTTCGACGCCAACGCCGCCTACAACGCCACGGGCGGCTCCGCGAGCGCCGATGCCGACTACAGCTCGCTCGACGCGCTGGTGCTCGATGCCAAGCGGTTGCTGCCCGAATGGCACCGCGGCGACACCGAGCTGGTGGTCATCGTCGGCCACGACCTGGTCGACGACAAGTACTTCAACATCGCCCAGGCGACCGGCGCCACCGCCACCGAGGTCGAGGCCACCGATCGCATCATCCGCTCGACCAAGCAGATCGGCGGGCTTCCCGCTGTGCGCGTGCCGTTCTTCCCGGCCGACGGGCTGCTGATCACCCGGCTCGATAACCTGTCGATCTACTGGCAGGAGGGCACCCGCCGCCGGATGCTGAAAGACGAGCCCGAGGCGAACCGCATCGCCAACTACGAGAGCGTCAACGAAGACTACGTCGTCGAGGACTACGACGCGGTCGTTCTGGTCGAGAACATCGTCGTCGGCGGCGCCCCGGCCCGCCCGGCACCGTAATACCCCCCGAGGGGCTGTGAAGCCGGAGCTGGCGTGAGGGCCGGCGAAGGCGGAGCCGGACGAAACTGGCGGGGGACCTCACAGATCCCGCCACACCTTTCGCCCCCGCAGCTCGGCGCGGGAACAGGAGACCGCCCGATGTTCAGCCCCGCCCTCCGCAATCGCCAGCGCGTTCTCGCCCGCCAGGCCGCCGCAGCGGCCAAGAAGCCGCGCGGCGGCAAGGCCCGAGAGCGCCTGCGCGCCGATGCCGCGCCGTGGGCGCCGGCCCCCGCCGAGAATGGCGCCCCGGCCAGCGAATACGCGGCGCTGCTCGCGGTGCTGCACGAGAACCTGCGCGCGCTCTCCGACATCCAGAGCCACGAGCAGCGTCTGCCGAAGAAGGCGGAGTACGCTCGCCAGTTCGACGCCTGGGTCGCCGGCCTGCTCGCGGCCGACGAACCGGTGCAGGACGAAATCCTCGTTACCATGATGATCTGGGCGATCGATCGCCGCGACTGGCCGCGCGCGCTCGAGCTGGCCGGCTTCGTGCTTCACCACGGCCTAGACCTTCCCGAGCGCTACAGCCGCACGGCCGCATGTTTCATCGCCGAGGAAATCGCCGAGGCGGCTCTCGGCGACGCCGGCCTGGTGCCGCACAGCGTGCTGCTCGGAGTGATGAGCTACACCGCCGAGAGCGACATGCCCGACCAGGTCCGGGCAAAGCTTCACAAGGCGATCGGGCGCGGCTTCGCGGTCAAGGCCGAGGACTTCGACCCGGCGTCCGAAAACGCTCCGGCCGGCGGCAAGGCCGCCTTCGTGGCCGAGGCCGTCGCGCACCTGCGGCGCGCGCTCGCTCTCGATGAGAAGGCGGGCGTGAAAAAGGACATCGAGCGGCTCGACCGCGAGCAGCGGAAGCTCGCCGAAGAAGCCGCGCAGTAGAGATCGCCCCACGGCGCTCGGGGGGCGGAAGGAACGGGTCCGGCAGGCTTGCCTCGCTCTGTCCCGGTTCTTCCCCACCCCCCGTAAAGGATCGCTTGTCGGCGCTACCGCGCTTCGCGCTACTTGAGCGCCGGTAGCCAGTCCCGTCCTCAAGTAGCGGAGCGATAGGACGAAGGCGTGTCTGGACTGATTGCCCCACCGGACGGCACCGACCCTGACGATGCCGAGGTGGCGGCCGATGGCTGGTTTCCGCCCGTCGCGCTCGCCGGCATCCGCGACACCATTCGCCTCGGCGAAGGGGTGGTGCCGACCTCCCGTCTGATCGCCGCGATCGAGGGCGCGATCCTCACTTCGTTGCGCGCTCTCGCCGCCTGGCGCACGGCCCACGCGCTGGAAGGCGCCGCCGCCCTGGCCGACGTGACCGACGACGAAGTGGCCGGCGCGAACAAGGCCGTGCTGCTCTGGCAACGCGCCGTCCGCTATTACGCCGCCGCCGAGCTGGCCGACCAGCACCGCGACCTGACCGCAACCGACGATGGCCTCGACCGGGCGGAGGAGAAGTCGGAAACCGCCGACGACTACCGCCGTCTCGCCTACGCCGCGGTCGCCGACCTGCTGTCGATCGGCGCCGAGGAGCCGGAGCCGCGCAACCGGGTGTCGCTGGTGTGACGACTGTCGGCATGACTCTGTTCGGCTTCGCGCTGGGCTGGGCCACGTCGGCGCTGATGCGCCGCATCGACGCGCGCCGGCAGCGGATCGGGCGCGCGCCGTGATCGTCACCGCCCGCGCCGGCGAGACCATCGACGAATTGTGCTGGCGCGCGCTCGGCCGGACGCAGGGCGTGACCGAGCAGGCGCTCGAGCTCAACCGCGACCTCGCCGACCTCGGCCCGCTGCTGCCCGCCGGAACCGAGGTGGTGCTGCCCGATCCCACCGCCCTGATCCCGGCCACCCGCGAAGTCGTCAAGCTGTGGGATTGAAGGGAGGCTGACCGTGCAGAAAGCCAAGTCGCTGCGCGCCGCTATCGAGATCGCCCTGCCCGAGCTGAAGCGCGAGCCCGGCCGGCTCAAGGTCTGGGCCGAGGACGGCGTCGGCTTGAGCCGGCAGACCGACAGCCTGTCGTTCGGCTTCAGATACCGCCTGACAGTGCTGGTCGAGGAGCTTGCCGCCGACATCGCGCTGCTCGCGCTGGCGCTGTTCCGCTGGTTGCGGGTCAATCAGCCCGACCTGCTGGCGCCAGGCGCGCAGGGCTTCGCCTTCGATGTCGACTTTCTCGACAACCGCACCGCCGACGTGGCGATCCAACTCGCTCTGACCGAGAACGTCTCGGTCAGCGAGCGCGAGGAAGGCGGGTGGCAGCTCGACTATCTGGCCGAGCCCGACCCGCTGTTCCTCGACGACGTGCCGCAGCCGCCGCTGCCGGCGGACCTCTCCGAAATCCCGGTGGTCACCGAGGTCGTTACCCAGGCCGAGCTGGATCTGTGACCTGCCCTCGATCAGCGCAGCGGTAGAGCGCCGATGCCGTCTTACGATTCGGACGCGCTCGCCGGGTTCGACGAATTCTTCGGCCGCATCCTCGCCGGATTGACCCCGGCCGCGCGGCGGAGAGCATCGCTCAAGCTCGGCCGTCTGCTGCTGCGCAGCAATCTCAAGCGCATCGCCGCCAACGTCGAGCCCGAGGGTGGCAGGATGGAAGCGCGCAAGCCAAGGCTCGACCGTCGCGGGCGGCTGCGCAAGAACCGCGGCGGCAAGATGTTTCGCCGCTTGCGCCTGGCCGGGCTGTGGCGGGTCGACGCACAAGCCGACAGCGTCGAGATCAGGCTGAAGAAGGGCGACCGTGTCGCCGCGACGCATCACTTCGGCGAGAAAGGCTTCGTCGGCCGCGCGCCGGACGGGCGCCCGATCCGCGCCCGCTACGCCGAGCGCCGCCTGCTCGGCTTTTCGAAGGACGATGAGCAGCTGGCGCTCGATGTGGCGGCCGAGCTTCTGGAGTCCGGGCGGTGATGCCGGGTAACGGGGGGCGTTACCCGTCCCACCGCTTCCCGATCCGCGCGCGCGACGGGTAGGTCCATCTTCATGGCTGACAGCACCGCCACTTCGACCGCCGTCGACCTGTCGCGGCTCCCCGCGCCCGACGTGGTGGAGGCGCTCGATTACGAGACGATCCTCGCGGCACTGACCGCCGACCTCGCCGCGCGCCTGCCCGACTTCGACGCGTTCCTCGAAAGCGACCCGGTCATCAAGCTGCTCGAGATCGTCGCCTATCGCGAGGTGCTGCTGCGCCAGCGGGTCAACGACGCCGCCCGCGCCAACATGATCGCCTATGCGCTCGGCGGCGATCTCGACAACCTCGCGGCGCTGTTCGGCGTGACCCGCCTCGAGCTGGCGCCGGCGGTTCCGGAGACCGGCACCGCGGCGGTGCTGGAGTCGGATGCGGATTTGCGCCGCCGCGTCGTGCTGGCGCCCGATTCCTATTCGGTCGCCGGTCCCCGCGCCGCCTACGTGTTCCACGCGCTCTCGGCCGACGGCGACGTGCTCGACGCGTCGGCGACCAGCCCGGCGCCGGGCGAGGTGGTGATCTCCGTGCTGTCCCGCGACGGCGACGGCACCGCCGGCGCGCCGCTGCTCGCCACGGTCGCGGCGGTGGTCAACGCCGACGACACTCGCCCGTTGACCGACCTGGTGACCGTCCAGTCCGCCGGGATCGTCAGCTTCGCGGTCGAGGCCACGCTCACGCTCTACTCCGGCCCCGACCCCGCGCTGGTGCTTGCCAATGCGCAGACGGCGGTGACCGCCCTTCTCGCCTCGCAGCGCCGGGTCGGCCGCGACGTGACTCGATCGGCGCTGATCGCCGCGCTCCACACCGGCGGAGTCCAGAACGTCGCGCTGATCTCCCCCGCGGCGGATGTCGCGATCGGCGAGACCGAGGCCGCATGGGCGGAGACGGTCGAGATCACGGTCGCGGGGATCGCGGAATGAGCTTGCTGCCTCCCAACGCTTCCGGCCTGGAAACCGCCGTCGAAGCGACGGTCGGGCGGCTGTCGGACGTGCCGATGCCGATCCGTACGCTGTGGAACCCCGCTACCTGCCCGGCCGAGCTGCTGCCCTGGCTCGGGTGGGGTGTGTCGATCGACTTCTGGGACCCGGCCTGGACGGTGCCGGAGAAGCGCGCGGCCATCGCCGGCGCGATCGACGCGCAGCGCCGCAAGGGAACGCCGGCGAGCCTGCGCGCCGTGCTCGATCGCTTCGACCCGCTGCTCGGCATGGTCGAATGGTTCGAGGACCGTGACGTGATGGCGCCGCACACGTTCCGCCTCGAGATACCGCTCGCGGCCGAAAGCGACGTTGTCTACGACGCGGAGCTGGTCGCCAACCTGCTGCGCGACATCGCCGCGGTGAAGCCGCTGCGCAGCCACATGCAGGCGGTCCACAAGCTCGCGCTCGAGGCCAAGGGCTGGTTGCTGTCGGGCGCGATGCTGGCCGGCTTCGAACGCCACGACGCCGTGGTCGACCTCGACACCCCCGACGATCCGGTCTGGGCCGATTACCTGCAGACCGAGTATGGCGAGCCGGTGTCCGGCCCCGACGGCGAGCTGCTGGAGACGTCCTGATGGCCCTACCGCCTGTCGTCTACATGAGGGCCGTCCTGATGCGCCCTATTGCCTTTCGGCTGCTTGAGGGCCGGCGCTGATGGCCCCGCTCTCGCTCATCATCTCCGACGCCGGCCGCGACGCGCTGGTCGACGCCGAGAACGGCGACACCGACCCGATCGTGATCGCGGAGATCGGCCTGTCCGAAGCCGCGGTGGTCGCCGCGCCGACGCTCGAGCTGCTCAACGGCGAGTTCAAGCGCATCGACACGTTCGCCGGCCAGTCGATCTCGCCCACGGTCATCCACATGACCGCGCAGGATGTCAGCGACGACGCCTACGAGCTGCGCTCGATCGCGCTCTACCTCGCCGACGGGACGCTGTTCGCGGCCTATGGCCAGGACGATCCGATCTTCACCAAGGTCTCGATCGCGGTGTTCCTGGTCGCCTTCGACGTGGCCTTCAACGCCGACGTGGCCGCCAGCATCGAGTTCGGCGACGCAAGCTTCCTCTACCCGCCCGCCACCGAGACGATCAAAGGCGTCGCCGAGCTGGCCACGCAAGCGGAGACCGACGCCGGCGCCGACGATCAGCGCACCGTCACGCCCCTCAAGCTCAAGGTCCGGCTCGATGCCGCGCTGGCGGCGCTCTCGGCGACGCTGACCGCCGCGATCGACGCGGTCGAGGCCGCCGCCACCGCCGCGATCGACGCGCTGTCGACCGCCACCACCAACGCCCTCAACACCTTGGCCGCGCGGACGATCACCGGCGGCGGCCTCGCCACCGGCGGCGGCGACCTGTCGGCCAACCGGACGATCACGGTCGCCGCCGCCAGTCTGGCCGAGACCGATGCCGGCGCGATCGGCGACAAGGCGGTGGTGCCGTCCGCCCTCGCCAACATCCTCGCCAACATCGCGGCGCTACTTGCGCGCACGATCACCGGCGGCGGCCTGGTCACCGGCGGCGGCGACCTCTCGGCCAACCGGACCTTGACCGTCACGGCCGCCAGCGGCGCCGAGATCGCCACCGGCACCGAGAACGGCAAGGCCGTGACGCCGGCGGCCATCGCCGGGGTGCCGCAGAGCGCCAGTCAGCACATCGGCCTCGGCGGTGCCATCGTGAAGATGGGCACCGTTTCGACGGCAGCGAGCGCGACCACGCCGGTGACGTTTCCGGTCGGCTTCCCGACCGCCTGCGACCAGGTGCTCTGCACTCCGCTCGGCGACGAGGACAACGGCGACGAGCCGGACGAGACCTGGTGGCGCAGCGCGATGAGCTCGACCGGCTTCTCGATCTCGCGCCAGGGCGATGGGCCGACGATCAGCTTCGCCTGGGTGGCGTGGGGGCGGTGAGCATGCGGATTTTCTACAGCCCTTCGCTGCGGGGCTTCTTCGGCCCAGACGTGCACGATCCGATGCCGGTGGATGCCGTCCACCGCGTCACGACGAAGCGCCATGCGGAACTGCTCGCCGGCCAGGAACAGGGCGCGCGCATCGTACCGGGGCCGAAGGGCGCGCCGGTGCTCGAATGGCCCGATCGCAGCGCCGCCGCGCAGCGCGCCGAGCTGGCGCGGGCGATCAAGCGCGAGGCGCGCCGCCGCATCAACGCCTTCGCCCCGGCGTGGCGCCAGCTCAACGACTTGCGCGAGCCCTCTCCGGCGGGCGCGGCGCGCTTCGCGGCGGTCGACGCGATCCGTTCAGCCTCGGCCGCGCTCGAAGCGATCGTTGCCGACCTCCCGGCCGGCGCGCTCGCCGCCTTCGACACGGCGCGTCACTCGGCGTGGCCCGCCGTCAGCTTCGAGGACCCCGCCTGATGGCCAAGATCACCGCCCTTCCCGCCGCCGATCCGCTGGCGATCAACGGCACCGAGGTCGTGCCGATCGTGAAGGGCGGCACGATGCAGCAGGCCACGCTCGCGCAGCTGACCCAAGCGGCGGTCGCGCAGGCCGAAGCCGCCGCCGCCGCTGCCATCGCGCTCAACAACTATCGGCCCACCTTCGATGCAGCGACTGCAGACTTCGCCATCGGCGAATACTTCACTTGTGACGAAGACGGCGGCTTGAACGCCTATGAGCGCATTGCCGACGCGCCCGGTTACGAGCATCGTCCGGCGCTCGATCCGGTCACACGCGCCGACCTCGGCATCGTGGTCCGCGGCACCGGCGACGCCGACGCCGACACGGCGCGCCTCCAGGCCGCCGCGGTCGCCGTTGAAGATGGGGGCCGCATCCGGCTGATCGGCGAGTTCGTGCTCAACGCGCAGACCGCGTTCGTCGGACGCGACGAGATCAAGATCGTCTGCGAGCCCGGAGTCGCCATCACCATCGCGGACGTGGCCTGGCCGGCGAACACGCCCGCGATCCTGTTCCGCGACTGCACCCGCTGCGGTGTGCTCGGCATGCCGAGGATCGACTGCAACCTGCAGGACACCGTCGCCGTCATGGCCATTTCGACGGACGCGACGGGGTGGACGGCGCTCGAGGACATGGGCAGCGCCGATTTCACCGTCGAGGTCGAAATTCGCAACTGCGCCACGCGCGGCGTGGCGGTGCGCGGCGTCAAGGGGGTGAAGGCCCGCGTCGTCGGGCGATTCAAGAACGACGACTGCCATTTCGTTGAGATCGCGCGCAGCGACGATGTGGATGTCTGGCTCGATCTCGACGGACTGCGGCCCGACGGAACGATGGCTCCAGGCACCGACAACGGTGGCAGCGGCATCTGCGTTTCCCCTGGCATCTGGGGCGGCGAGTTCGCCACTGGCGCCGGCATCAACTTCCTTTACCCGACCACCTTCAACGACGCCTGCCGGCGAACCGCGCCCGTCGCCGCCGCGGCCACCAACGTCGCGACGTTCAGCTTCCTTGGCGACGACTACCCGGCGACGATCGTCCCCTATCCCGCGCATGCCACGTTCGAGGACCACACCTGGCGCTTTCACATCGTCGAGCAAGGCCCCGGCGGACGGGACATCCGCCCGAAGCAGATCACGGTGACGGCGGTCGACAGTGTCGCCAAGACGATCACGGTCGCGTTGGTCGGCATGGACGGCGTCACGCCCCAAAACTGGGACGGGGAGGTGCTCTACCTCTACGGCTTCCTCGAGAGCCACATGTGCAATCGGGTCCGAGTGACCGGCACCGTGGTCAACACTTCCGGCGCCGGCAGCTTCCTGCTCGCCTGCAAGGGCGGCGTCAACGACCGCCTGGTCACCAAGAACAACCGCGACATCGGCTCTGACATCGAGTGGGGGGTGGATTGCGGCAACCTGTACCCGGTCGACCTGACCGACGACGACTTCGCCGCCAACGCGTCCGCCGCGGTGCTCTACAGCCTCGGCGACAATTACAACATCGGAGGGCGCGGCAAGAAGCGCACGATCGTGCTCGGCTCGGGCGAAATCGGCGGGAAGGTGACGATCAGCGACACCAATACCCCGATCAGCGTAGGGACGAACCGCGCCCTTCCCTGCCTGATTGATCACCTGGTGATCGAAAATTGCCAGCCTCCCGCGGGCGTCAACGGGTTCGTCATTTACCCTGCAGGCGTCACGCTAGGCGAGGGCGGTGGTGGCGAGAGCGGTGTCAAAAACTGCATCAAGCTTCTCGACGTCGAAGGCTGCCACTTCTCCGGCCTGTCCCAGAACGGCCTGCTCCTGCAGGCGGTCGGCTACACCCGCATCCACAATTGCACCGCGGATGGCATCGGCCTGCGCCTGGTCAATATCCGGGGCACGGCGGGCCAGGACGGCGGCGGCGAAGTGGTCAACTGCCGTTTGCGGGAGTTTACCCGGGTCTGGATCGGCAACCCCCTCGTGCGCTTCGGCTCGGCCGCCGCCGCTCCGACTTGGTACTTCGAGAACATCGACCTCGCCGATGCCGGCGTCGACAGCGTCGGCGGGACGATGACCGCGCGCGCGGCGCTCTACCGCAACTCGGCAGGCACGATCCTGCCGTCGCCGCGCCGTCCGAACAGCGCCACCGGGGCGATGATCGGATCGAACAATCTCTCGGAGATCACCACCCCGGCCACGGCGCGCACGAACCTCGGGCTGGGATCGACCGCGACGCTCAACACGGGAACGAGCGGCGGCACGGTGGCCTTGTGCAACGGCGCCAACAACTGGAGCGCCAACAACACGTTTTCGGCCTCGCTGATCGCGACGGGCGGGACGATCTGGCTTAACGGGGCCGGGGCCAGCAATCTCCTGATCTTCAATACCAGCGGCACCGGCGCTCCGACGTTCACGACGCGCAGCGCGGGAACCAAGATCACGATCTATCCGTCCCTGACCGGCGCGGCGGTGGACTACGGCATCGGTGGCGAGGCGGGCGCGCTCTGGTTCTCCACGCCGACCAACACGAGCGCACACAGCTTCAAGTTCTACGGCGGCACCACCGCCATCGCGACCTTGCGCGGCGACGGGCAGCTTTCGATCGCCGGCGCGGTCATCCCCGGCTCATTCACTGTCGCCACCATGCCCGCTTCGAACGATGGGGCCATCGCCTTCGCCACCAACGGGCGCAAGGGCGCCGAAGGGGTCGGAGCCGGAACCGGCGTCATGGCCTATCGCGATGGCGGCGCCTGGTATCGCATGTCCGACGACACCGTTCTTGCCGCCTGAAGGATACCATCATGGCCCGCCGCCTCGAAACCTGCCTCTACGAAATCCTGCTCCGCTTCGACGCCGATGGCCTGCGCGGCGCTCATGTTCAGGACCTCGACCGCATCCTCGACGGCGACGAAGTCGTCTCGGAAATCCCGAGCCCGGCCCGCGCTGTCACGGTCGCGGAAGTGGGCGACCTGCTCGGTAAAGAGAACGTCGAGTTCATCGGGAAGGCTGTCGAGCATCGCGAGGCCGTCGAGCAGGCCCGGGATCGGGCAGCGGAGGCCGAGGCTCGCGCTTCGCAGCTTGCGACCCAGCTTGAGGCCATGGCCGGTCAGCTCGCCGATGCGCAGGCGCAGGTCGCCGCGCGTGAAAGCCAGCTCGAGGCTCTCGCCGCCCAGTCCAACTCGCCGGTCCCGGCATGAACCGCAAGCCGATCTTCGACGCCGTCCGCCGCTTGCTCGGGCGTGGCTTCACCCCTGCCGACGTGGCCGCGATCGACGCCGCGATCGAGGCTGGGCTCAAGCCGGCCAGCGCGGTGCCCGATGCGCCGAGCGAGGCCGAGCGGGCCGGCAATCCCGAACGGGTCGGCGACGAAGGGATCGCGCTGGTCAAGCGCTTCGAAGGGTGCGCCAAGCGCCGGTCCTCCGATCTGTTCGAAGCCTATCCGGACCCCGGCACCGGCGGCGCGCCGTGGACCATCGGATGGGGCGCGACCGGCCCCGGCATCGGCCCGGGCACCGTGTGGAGCCAGGCGCAGTGCGACGCGCGGCTCGAGCAGGATCTGGCGCGCCATGCCCGCGACGTGGTGAACGCGCTCGGCGGCGCGCCGACCAGCCAGGCGCAATTCGATGCGCTGGTCAGCTTCCACTACAACACCGGCGCGATCGGCCGCGCGACCCTGACCCGCCGGCATCGTGCCGGGGACTTCGAAGGCGCGGCGCGCGAGTTCGCCAAATGGAATCGTGCCGGGGGGCGCGTGCTCGCGGGATTGGTGCGGCGACGGGCCGCGGAAGCCGCGCTCTACCGGGAAGGGATCGCAAAATGACTCCGTGGATCGAGGCGCTCGGCGCCAAGTACGGGTGGATATTCATCGGGCTGACCTTCGGCCTGGCCGCCAAGTATGCGTTGCTGATCAAGCGCGGTGTGCGCGTTCGTCCGGCGCTGATCGCGGCCGATGCGCTGCTGCTGCCGATGGTGGCGCTGATCTCCTATTCGATCGTGCTGCAGCTCGGCGCGACGGGCGAGATTGCGGCCCTGCTGACCGCGCTCGGCACCGTCGGCGCCGACCGCCTGGTCAAGCTCTATACCGAGCGCTTCTTCGCCCAGGTCGACAAGAGCACCGCGCTGTGAGCTGGCTGTCCGCCAAGGCGCTGTTCGGCCTCGCGCGGGGGTGGTGGCTGCTGATCGTCCTCGCCGCCGCCATCGCGCTCTGGCTGTGGCTGGGCGCCGCGGAACGGGCCGACGATGCGGTCAACCGTGAGATCGGCGCCGCCGGCGCGGTCGTCGCCGGCCAGAACACCACTCTCGACCAGGTAGGAGCGGCCCATGAGGCAGGTAATCAGGTTCGCGGTGATCGCAGCCGCGCTAAGTTTGACCAGTGCATGCGCGACGCGGCAGAAGGATTCGCCGGCAGCTGCGAGCGATATCGCCCGCTCGAGCCTGTGCCTGATCGACCGCAAGATTCCGCTGCGACCGGCGCCGGAGGCCGGCGCCGCTGATCCGGGCAACCGCTTCGACAGCGACGAAACGACCGATGCGCTCGCGGAGCACAACGCGCGCTTCGACGCCGCTTGCCCTCCAGCCTGACGGGGCGAGCCGATGAAGCGCCAGGAAGACATCCCCGCCGACATCGCCGAGCTGGTGCGGCTCGGCACTGTGATCGAGGTCGATCTCGCCGAAGCGCGCTGCCGCGTTCGCTACGGCGATCCCGACAGCGACGACGAGCCCGCCGCGTCGGGGTGGGTGCGCTGGCTGACCGGGCGCGCCGGCGAGACGCGCACCTGGTCGCCCCCAAGCGAGGGAGAGCAGGTGGTCCTGCTCTGCCCCGACGGTCAGCTCGGCGCCGCGGTGGCGCTGTGCGGCATCGTGCAGGACGCGTTCCCTGCCGTGGGCGACAGCGTGACCGAGCTGATCGAGTGGAGCGATGGCGCGAGGATCAGCTACGACCCCGACGGGTCCGAGCTGCGCGCCGAGCTTCCCGCCGGCGCGACGGTCACCGTGATCTCGCCGGGCGGCGTGACGATCGAGGCCGAGGACGGCGTGTCGATAGTCGGGCCGGTCTCGATCGAGGGAGACGTGACGATCGACGGCGATGTGGCCGTGACCGGCAGGATCGAGGCCGAGGGCGACGTGACCGCCGCCGGGGTCAGCCTCGAAACCCATCGCCATCCGGGCGTGACCGCCGGCGGCGCCCAGACCGGACAGCCTGTCTGAAGCCGGGCATCGGGTAACGGCCCGCGTTACCCGGCCGCGCACTGGAGGTTTTCGCCCGCGCGCGTTTCAAGCAGCGCATGCAAGGCATGAGCGCCACCGCCGGCACGGCCCTGTCGGGCAATGCGCACCTCGCGCAGTCGGTAGCCGACATCCTCACCACGCCGCTCGGTCGCCGGCTCATGCGCCGCGACTACGGTTCGCTGCTGTTCGACCTGCTCGACCAACCCATCAACGGTGCGCTCAAGATGCTGCTGCGGGCGGCGACGGCGGTCGCGATCAAGCGGTGGGAGCCGCGTCTCGCGCTGACCCGCGTCACGATCGACGGCGAGCCCGAGCGGGGCCGCCTGGCGCTGACGATCGAGGGTCAGCGCACCGACTTGCCGCAGGCGAACGCCAGCGTCGTCCTGTCCATCCCGATCCGCACCGGCGGCGCTTCGCCGCAAGCCGCTTAACCAGGAGCCTCTCATGCACGGCCTGACCATCACCGAATCCGCGAGCGGCGCGCGCTCGATCGTCCCCGCCAGCCTGGCCGTGATCGGCCTGATCGCGACCGCGACCGCGGAGGCTGGCGCGGCGACCGAGGCGCTCGACGCCGCCTTCCCGATCGACACCCCCGTGCTGATCGCCGGCAACGTCGACGCCGCGGCGGTCACCGCCGGCACCGGCGGCACCCTGCGTCCCGCGCTCGAGGCGATCGGAGACCAGGCGAGCCCGATCGTGGTGGTGGTGCGCGTCGCCGTCGCCACCGGCGATGCCGAGGACCCGACCCAGGACGATCTGGTCATCGGCGCGACCGACGGCAACGTCTACACCGGCCTGCAGGCGTTGCTCGCGGCAGAGGCGCGGGTCGGCGTGCGCCCGCGCATCATCGGCTGTCCCGGCCTCGACACCGCGCCGGTCGTCGCCGAGGCGGTGGTCGCGGCGCAGAAGCTGCGCGGCATGGTCTACGCCGCGGCGACAGGCGACGACGTGGCCGCCGCGATCACCTATCGCGAGACTTACGGCGCGCGCGAGCTGATGTTGATCTGGCCGGGCACCGACGAGGACTTCACCGGCGACCTGATCGCCCGCGCGCTCGGCCTGCGCGCTCGCATCGACGAGCAGCAGGGCTGGCACAAGACGATCAGCAACGTGGCGCTCGGGGGTGTCACCGCGCTGGCCAAGGACGTTCACTTCGACTTGCTCGACCCGTCGACCGAAGCCGGGGTGCTCAACGACGGCCAGGTCACCACCGTGATCCGCCAGAACGGATTCCGCTTGTGGGGCAATCGCACCTGTGCCGACCCGGAAGCCGCGCCGCAGTGGTCGTTCGAGAGCGCCGTGCGCACCAGCCACGCGCTGCAGGACGAGATCGCCAGCGTGGTCGCCCCGTTCCTCGACCAGCCCATGACCATCGGCCTGATCAAGGACCTGCTGGAAACCGGCAATGCCCGGTTCCGCCAGCTCGCCGCGGAAGGGCGGATCGTCGGGGCGGAGATGTTCTTCGACCAGGACGAGAACACACCGCAGGAACTGGCGGCCGGCCGCCCGCACTTCCGCATCCAGTTCACCCCCGCCGCGCCGCTGGAAAACCCGCAGGTCGCCCTGGTCATCACCGATTTCTACTACACCGGCTTCGCGGATTTGCTGGTGTGATTTACGCGCTACCGCTTCGCTACTTGAGCGCGAAAATGACGCGCAAGTAACGGCAGCGGCGGCGAAGGAACAACCGCCCTCAAGTAGCCCAAAGGGCGATAGGGCCGACAAGGAGTCTCGATATGGGTCTGCCGCGCAAGCTGAAGAACCTCAACGCCTTCGTCGATGGCGCCAGCTATCTTGGCGTCATCGCCGAATTCGAGGAGCCCAAGCTGGCCATCGCGACCGAGGACTGGCGCGGTGGCGGCATGCCCGGGTCGATCAAGATCGACATGGGCCTCGAGCCGATGGAGGCGAAGCTCAAGATGGGCGGCCACGAGGTCGAGCTGATCCGCCGCTTCGGCACCACGCGGGTCGACGGGGTGCGCCTGCGACTGGTCGGCGCCTACCAGCGCGACGACGGCGGCGCCGCCCAGTCGGTGGAAGTCTACATCGGCGGCCGCTTCACCGAAATCGGGCTCGGCACCAGCAAGGCGGGCGACGACACCGAGCACGAATACACGGTGGCGCTGTCGTACTACCGCCGCGAGGTCGACGGCCGCACCGAGGTGGAGATCGACATGGTCGCCGGTACCTTCGTGGTCGACGGGGTCGATCGCTACGCCGAGATCATGGCGATCATCTCCGCCTGACGGCGGCGCGCTATCGCCTCCGGCTACTCGAGCGCGGCGGGAACACCTGCCCTCAAGTGGCGGAGCGGTAGGACAAGAATTGCTATCACCGCCCGGTCCTTTGCGGGGCGCCGGGCGGAAGGATGGCGGGCCGGGGGTTGCGCTCTCTTCACCCGGCCCGTTTCCCCGCCCCGCAGTGCACAGGAGCCCCGCACATGGCCGACGCCGAAAGCGATAGCGTGACGACAAGCGCCCTTCCCGCCAATCCCGAGTTCGCCAGCATCGCGCTGGCCACGCCGATCGCGCGCGGCGAGACCTCGATCGACACCCTCCAGCTCCGCAAGCCCAAGGCCGGCGAGCTGCGCGGGTTGTCGCTCCAGGACGTGATCACCAGCGACATCACCGCGCTGCTGACTCTGATCCCGCGCATCAGCAATCCGCCCCTGACCGGCCCCGAGGCCGACGCCCTCGACCCCGCCGACCTCGCCGAGATCGGAGGTGTGGTGCGCGGTTTTTTTATGACTTCGGCGGAGCGTCAGGTGCTCGACGCGATGATCGCGGAACAACGGCCGAGGAGCTGATGGCAGAGATCGCCGGCGTCTTCCACTGGCCGCTCTCCGAGCTGCAAGCGCTGTCGATCCCCGATCTGCTCGACTGGCGCGAGCGCGCGGTCACGTGGTGGAATCGCGTTCACGGTGACGGGAAATGACCCGCGCGGTGCTCTCGATCAGCGAGAATGGGACCAGGATCGGCACCGCGGACGGCGGTGTCGCAAGCGCGAACGCGCGCCGGCCGGTCAGGCCGAAGCCAAGCGGCCCGGATGGGCCGCGCCCGGCGTTTGAGGGCGCAAGATAATGTCCTCCAACAAGCTCTCGCTGCTGGTCAACTTCGTCGCGGTCGACAAGCTGTCGGGCTCGCTGAAGAACATCGTCGCGCTCGGCAAGAAGGGCTCGCAATCGCTCGGCGCCCTGCGCGGCGAGGGCCGCAAGCTGGAAAGCCAGCTTCGCGCCGTGCGCAAGGAGCTGGCCAACTCCAGCGGCAACGTGACCGCGCTGATCGACCGCGAGCGCCAGCTCGAGCGCGCGATCGAAGACACCAACCAGCAGCTCGAGCGGCGCAAGCGGCTGAACGCGATCGAGGCCGACCGGGCGCGGATGGCGGCGCGCGGCGAGGATCTGAAGCAGCGCGGACGCGAGCACGTTGCCGAAGGCGCGGCGCTGGCCGCGCCGCTGATCCTCGCGACCGCGGCGGCGGCGCAGTTTTCCAGCGGCATGGTCGACATCCAGCAGAAAGCGGGTTTGACCAACGAGCAGGCCGACCGGCTTGGCCGGCGGATCGTGACCATGGCGCGCGACGCCCGGCAGATGCCCGAGGACATCCGTGCCGGACTCGACCTGTTGCTCGCCAAAGGTCTGGGCCTCGACGCCGCTACCGCCGCGATCGGCCCCGCCGGTCGCCTCGCCACGGCCTACAAGGTGGAGATTCCCGACGCCGCCGACGCCGCGTTCGCCAGCCTCAACAACCTGAAGGTCGCCGCGGCGGACACCGCGCGAATTTTCGACGTGATGGCCGCCGCGGGCAACGAAGGCGGCTTCGAAGTGCGCGACATGGCGCGGCACTTCCCCGCTTTGACCGCGCAGATGCAGGCTCTCGGCAGCAAGGGCATCCCCGCCGTCGCCGACCTCTCGGCCGCGCTGCAAGTGGCGATGAACACCGCCGGCAGCGCCGACGAGGCCGGCAACAACATCGTCAACCTGCTCGCCAAGATCAACGCGCCGGGCACGATCCGCGCGTTCAAGAAGAACTTCGGCATCGACCTGCCGGCGGCGATGAAACGGCTGACCGACCAGGGCTACAGCGCGATGGAAGCCATCGCCATGATCACCGGGAAGGCGACCGGCGGGGACATGAAGCGGCTCGGCTTCGCGTTCGAGGATCGCCAGGCGCAGATGGGCTTGCTGGCGATCATCCAGAACCTCGAGGAATATCGCCGCATCCGCGCGGCGGCGCTGACCAGCGGCGGCACGGTGGACCGCGCCTTCGACCAGCGCGTGGCGCGCGACGCGATGGTGCAGTGGAACGCCTTCAAGTCGAGCGTCTCGCAGCTCGCGATCACGCTCGGCGCGACGCTGCTGCCGGTCGCCGACCAAGTGCTCGGCATGGTCTCGGCGGTCGCCGGAAAGGTGGCCGCATGGGCGCAACGCAACCCCGAGCTGGCGGCGACGATCACGAAAGTCGTCGCCGGCCTAATCGCGTTCAAGATCGGCCTCGGCGCGGTGATGCTCGTCGCCGGCAGCATCCTCGGCCCGCTCTCGACCGGGATCGCCCTGTTCATGAAATGGCGCGCGCTCGGCTCGCTGGCGGCGGTGTTCCCCAAGGTCGCCACCGGCATGCGGATGCTCGGCCTGGCGCTGCGTTTCATGATGGGGCCCATTGGTTGGATCATCACCGGGGTCGGCCTGCTCGCCTATGCGGTCTATTCCAACTGGGACACCATCAAGGCCGCGTTCAATGGCGGGGTGGCCTGGGTCAAGAGGCTGCTAACCGGCCTGCCCGACTGGCTCAAGCGCGTCGGGCGGCTGATGATGCAGGGCCTGCTGCTGGCGATCAATCCGTTCGCGCTCGGCGCCAAGCTGATCAACATGGCGAAGAACGGCATCACCGCCTTCAAGAACTATCTGGGAATCAAGAGTCCGAGCCGGCTGTTCATGTCGCTCGGGCGGCACATGACCGAGGGCCTGACCCAGGGTATCGACCGCGGCGGCCGACGCGCCGTCGGCGCCATGGGCCGCGTCGCCGCCGGCGCCGCGGCGGCCGGCTCCTTCGCCCTGACGCCTCTTGCGGCTGCGAACGCTGGAGGGCCGCCTGGCGACGGACGGCCGCAGGCCGGCGGCGCGAGCCCGTGGGCGGGGCTGTCGCTGACCATCCACATCAACCAGCAGCCCGGCGAAAGTGCCGACGCCCTGGCCGACCGCGTGGTACGCATCATCGAGCGGAAAGCCGGTGTGGCCGGGCGGCGGACGTACGAGGATGACGCCTGATGCTCCCGCCGTTCCGCGTCCCGCGACCGCCGCAACTGCCCGACATCCCTGGCCTTCCCGGCGTGACCGGGCTTCGCGATGCGGGCGGGCGGGCGGCATCGGTGGTGTTGCGCGCGCCGTCCGCGCCGCCGCGGCTGTCCGATCTGACGCTGCCGGGCGTGGCCGGGCTGCGCGATGCCGGCCCGGGCGGAACGATCGCGCAAGCCGATTCCTCGCGCCGTCAGCTCATGACCCTCGGTCTGTTCGTGTTCGGCATGGACACCCTGCCCTACCAGGCATTGCGCCACGCGGTGGAATGGCGCCACGGCGCGACCGAGCGGCACCAGGCGCGGCCGGCGGCACAGTACCTCGGTCCCGGCGCCGAGACGATCACGCTTTCCGGCCTGCTCGTGCCCGAGATCGCGGGCAGCTTCGGTGCCTTCGACCGCCTGGTCGAGATGGGCGATAGCGGCGAGGATTATCCGCTTATGGACGGCACCGGCCGGGTGTTCGGCCACTTCCGAATCGTCAAGCTCGACCGCGACCATCACAATCCGATGGCGGGCGGTGTACCGCGGCAAGTCGGCTTCACGCTGGATCTGGAGCGCGCCGAGTGACGAGCCACGGAGACAGGCGTTGGAACGGCCCTGCAGGGGCCGCAAGCGCGAACGCGCGTCGGCCGGTAGGCCGGAAGCCAAGCGGGCCGGACGGCCCGCGCCCGGCGTTTGAGGGCGCTAACTGATGCCCGCGAATATCGCCGGAGTGCGGCTGTCGATCGAGGGCGGCGCCGACCTGGCCGACAAGGTCGATCCGCGCCTGGTCGAGCTGACGCTGTCCGAGAAGCGCGAGGCCGAGGCGGATGAGCTGTCGGTCACGTTGCAAAACCACGATGGCCGGCTCGCGATGCCCGAGCCCGGCGTCTCGCTGCTGCTGGCGCTCGGATGGACGAGCGGCGCGGACGTGCCTGTCGGCCTCGTCGACAAGGGCAGGTTCACGGTCGACGAGGTGGGCGCCTCCGGCCCTCCCGACGTGGTGACCATTCGCGCCCGCTCGGCCGATCTCACCGGGCTTTATCGCCAGCGCCGCACGAAGACGTGGCGCGATACGAACCTCGGTTCGGTCCTCGGCCAGATCGCCGCTCGCCACGGCCGAGGGGCGCGCATCGCCGGTGGGCTCGCCGACAGGCCGATCAAGGCGCTCGAGCAGGAAGGCAAGAGCGACATGGCCTTCGTGCGCGACCTCGGCCGGCGCTACGACGCCATCGCCACGTGGAAGGCGGGCATGCTGCTGTTCGCGCCGATCGGCCTCTCGGCGAGCTTGAGCGGGGCCGAAATGGACTCCTTCGCGCTGACCAGGCGCGACGGGTGGAGCTGGACCTTCACGCAGGCGGAGCGCGAGGCTTACGACGGCGCCGAGGCCCAGTGGCACGATCAGGGCGGCGCGCGGCGCCGGACGGTCGGCACCGGGGGCGAGAACCGCCGCAAGCTCAAGCGCGTCTATGCCAGCGAGGCCGACGCGCGTCAGGCCGCCGAAGCCGCCGCCTCGCGCGACAAGCGGCGCCCCTATGGCTTCGAGTACGAGCTCGCGGTCGCAGATCCCGCGCTGCAGCCCGACCAGCGCATCGCGCTGCAGGGATGGGGCGCCAAGATCGACGGCATCGAATGGCTGGTGGAAAGCGTCGAGACCACGCTCGGCGCGGGCGGATTGACGCAGCGGCTCGTGCTGGAGAGCGCTTAGGGAACGTCCAACTTACGGTCTTCCGGCGTCGATATTGTGCTGGGCCCGGGGCCAGCGCGCATTCGTGCGACCGAACATGTATCGGGATCGAAATCGCCCGACGCCGTGACCAGCGATCCGTCGGTCAGCCTTAGCCGCAAGATCGCTTCGCGCGGCCTGTTCGGGGCAGCGTCCGTCACGTTAAAGTCGTAGAACGTCGCGACGGCGCGCTCGTCGAGCGGCAGCACTTCCCGGACGCGGTCCATCAGTTTCACAAGGAACTCGGCGTCGCGGTGCCGGCAGAGATCGCGCGGAACTTCAAGCCACATGTCGTCGAGACTTATCCCAAAGCCCGTCGGCTCCGGTGCAGGCTCGGCGGGGCCACCGCAGGATGTGAGAACCGCCACAGCTCCCAAGGCCGCCAGTCGCTTCAAACTCTTCGCCCTATCCAGATCACCCGGCCGATGACGTGCATCTCCTCGTCGGCGGCTTCGATCGGCGTCACCGCGGGATTGTCGCTGTTGATCTGCACTGTCCCGCCGGGCAGCACGCGCGCCCGTTTGATCATCCCGAGATCGCCGAAGGACAGGCACCACAGCCGGTCCTGCTGGCGGATTTGCTTCTGCGCGGTGTCGACGATGACCAGGTCGCCGTCGAGTAGCGTTGGAACCATCGAATCGCCCTCGCCGCGTGCGACGAACAGATCCGCGAAGGTCCCGCCGATCAGCGGGCGCAGCCACTCGCGCGGAAACGGCACCATCGCAGTGGCCTGGTATTCCTCGAACACCGACCCGCCGCCCATCGAATAGCCCACCTCGAGCTGCGGCAGCATGACCGTTGCGAGGTCGGCGCTATCCTTAGAACGATAGTCCGATCTCTGGTCGGTAACGACTTGCGCCAGGTCCTCGAGGTCGCGCCCGGTCCCTCGGAATTCGATCACCCCAGCGTCATCGGTTTTGCCGTAAAGGTAATCGACGGTCGTAAAGAGCGCTTCCGCGAGCTGGTAAAGGTGCCGCGGATCGCGCGTGTCGCCGTCCTCGATGCGGCTGATAGTCGACTGGCCGACGCCGATTTTTCGCCCCAAATCGGTCTGCGAAAGGCCGATCGCCTTGCGCAGCGCGATCATTCGCTCCGGCCTGAAACCTGTCCCGTCCACGACGCGACAATTATCCACATTCGGATATTCGCGCCTCATGCGAAAAGGCATTGACTGGATATTCATTGCTGGATATTTATGCAGCCATGAATGACGGACTGTCCCGCTATGAGGCACTGATCGCCTGCCGCGACAAGGCTGGGTCCGATACCCAGATGGGACGTGACCTCGGCATCACGCAGCCGACCATGTGGCGCATCATCAACCAGACCAAGCAACTGCCCGACGTTCATGTTCTGCCGGCAGAACGCCTTTACGGCGTCTCCCGCCACGACCTGCGCCCTGACCTCTATCCGCGCGAATCCTGCGTCTGCAGCGCTTGCTGCGAAGCGATGGTCGACCGGGCCGCGGGCCTCCGTTTCCAGGGCATCGACCGCCGCGCGCGTAGCCGCGCCGACCGCCGGGTGATCGCCGAACGCTACGCGAGCGGGGGCTGACCCATGCGGGAGGGGCTCGACCAATTCCGGCATTTTCCCCGTCAGGTGACCGTTGGCCGCGCCCTAGCGGCGCCGGTCGCCGAGTCACGCGGGAGCGCGTCTATGTCCTGTTTCGGGACGGGAGCGCGCAGATGAACGCCACGCCGATCATCCGTGGACCGCTGATCGAGGCCGAGCTCGAGTTTCGCCTGCGCAGCGGCGGCGGGCCGGCGAAGGACAGCGCCTTCGTCACCTGCCCGAAGTGCGAGGCGCCATGCTTCATCCGCAAGTCGATGCGGATCACCGTGACCACCAAGCACCTGATCGCGCACTGCACCAATTCCGGGTGCGGCCACACCTTCAAGGCCGAAGTCGCGTTCATCCACTCGCTGGTCGAAGGCAACATCGCCCGGCCCGACCTCGACCTGCCGGTCTGCCCGCGCGAGCAGGTGCCGCACATCCTGCCGCCGGCGCGCGACGGACCCGACCCCGATCAGACCACCATGTTCGGCCCCGGCTGAAATCGCCGGGGCCACAGCCCCGCCTCACCTTCCCGCAACTCCAGAACGGCCGCGCTCCGGCCGAGGAGGAAACGCATGCCCGACGATCCCGACCATCGCCCCGTTCCCTTGGAGAACGCCCGCCCGGCCGCGATCGGCCACCTGCTGTTTGTCGGCGGCGCGGTGATGCTCGTGGTGGGCGCGTTCCTGCGGGGCGTCCACGACTTGTTCCTGGCGCTCTCCGAGGCGTTGTCGTGAGGGCGCGGCAATTCGCCATCGTAGGCGGGCTGCTCGCGCTTTCCGCGCTCGGGTGGATCGTGACGCTGACGCTGGCGGCGATCCGCTGATGGCCCACGACCCACTGCCTCGTGCGGTTCGCGACGTGCTGGACGAGTTCCCCGGCACCAGCGTGGTCCGCGCCCATCAGGTGGCGCGCGACCGCAAGCTGATGCGCGCCAAGGCCGCCCGGCAGGCGCGCCGCAACCTGTTCGGCGAGCTGCCCGCCGGCGGCATCGGCGAGCGCGCCCACGCGCTTCTCGCGAGCTTCGACGCGCTGGCACCCGGAGAAGGTCTTTGACCACCGCGGCGCTTTGCCCCGGCTGCTCGACCGTCGCGCCGCTCGTCGCCACATTCGCGAACGGCAGGGGGTGGCGCGACCTGTGTCGTCCGTGCGGCGACGACGGCGCCGCGGGAGCCGCGCGCGCCTACACCGGTCCTAATCCGCTATTGCCGCGCCGCCCGATCGTCATCGGCGTGGACCTCGCCGGCGGGCCTGACTTGCACGTCGAAGCGCTCATCGATGCGGGCGGGATCGTCGCGCTCGAGGAAGCCGAGGCCGCTGCTCCCGTCCCCGCGCCGCCGCCTCCGCGCCCCGCTTCGCCGCCATTGCCCGCACCGCCGCCGCCTCCGCGCCCCGCTTCGCCGCCATTGCCCGCACCGCCGCCGGCTCCGGCTCCTCGCGCCGAGGGCATGTCCGTCCAGCGCCGCTGCCCCTCCTGCCGCCATTGGCGCGTGACCGCCTGCGAATATTCGCGCTGCCCGCTGAAGGTGCCCGCCTGATGGCCGACGACGTGGACCTGACCAACGAGCGGATCGAATCCGAACGCGGAGTAGCACTCTCTGCCGCATCGGCGGCGGCCGCGGCGATCCCCGCCGGCGCGCCCGGCGAATGCGACGAGTGCGGCGACTTCATGCCGCGCCTGGTCAACGGCCGCTGCGCGCCGTGCCGCGATGGGCGCGCCCGCGCCTTCTCGACGGAGGCCCGGTGAACCTCGAAGCCGAAATCCTCAAGGGCCTCCAGGACCGCTTCAAGTTCCGCAAAACGCGGGGCGAGTGGCTGCAGGAAGGTCAGTGCCCGCAGTGCCAGAAGTGGGAACTGTTCGCCGCGGCGAAGGACCCCAAGATCATCCGCTGCGGCCGGAGCGACCGGTGCGGTTGGGAAGACACCGTCCGCAACCAGTTGCCCGACTTGTTCGAGGACTGGTCGAAGCGCTTCCCACCCGACGACGATAACCCGACCGCCGCCGCCGACGCCTACATGCTCCACGAGCGCGGGCTCGACCTCCGCTACTTGCGCGGCACTTACTCGCAAGAGCTGTTTCGGGACCGTGACAGCGGCCAGACCTCGGCGACGATCCGCTTCCCGATCGGCGACCCGATCAACGGCGCGTGGTGGGAACGCATCATCGACCGGCCCGGCCGGTTCGACCGCAAGGCGCACTTCAAACCGAAGGCGAGCTGGAGCGGCCACTGCTGGATTCCGAACACCGTCACTATCGACACGTTGGCCAAGGCCGACGAAATCTGGATCACGGAGGGCATTTTCGACGCAGCGGCGCTGACGCAAGTCGGGCTGGATGCGGTGTCGAACATGTCGACCAACCCCTATCCCGAGCACTTCCTCGCCGATTTGCGCGCAGCCTGCGCGGCCCAGAAGCGCGCCGACCGCCCCCGCCTGGTGTTCGCGTTCGATGTCGGCGCCGCCGGCGTCTACTACAGCAAGAAGCACATCGCTCGCGCCCGTCGGGAAGGGTGGGACGCCACTTGCGCCCAGGTTCGCCCGGACGGCGAAGGGACCAAGCTCGACTGGAACGACCTGCTGCTGCGGCACCAGGCGTGGAAGGGCGAGCCCGAGGGCGCGCCGCTTAGCGAGACCCAGCTCGAGGAGTACCTTCACAACGGCGCGTTGACGATCGCCGAGACGCCGATCGAGAAGGCGCGCCTGATCGTCGACCGCGCCGAAAAGCAGGTGCGCCGCCTGATGGGCTTCGACTTCCGCCACGGCAACCGGCTGTGGTGGTGCTCGGTCAAGCCCGACGACGACGGCGGGCGGCAGCTCGACATTCGCGAGATCGCCAACTGCGCGTTCCGCCTGCTCTACCGCGAGCGCGACGAGATCGCCGACGAGACCCACTACTACCTGCAGATCGATTTCCCGTTCGAGCAGGACACGGTCAAGGCGCGCTTCTCCAACGCCGCCTGCGCCAACTCGGCCGAGTTCAAGAAGCGGCTGATGGCCTTCGCCGGCATGTGGGCGGGCAGCGGCGAGCAGCTCGACCGGATCATGCGCGGCCAGACCCGGCGGCTCAAGAAGGTGGAGCCGATCCCCTTCACCGGCTACTCGGCCAAGCACCGCTGCTGGCTGCTCGGCGACCTGGCCGTTCACGGCGGCAGACTGATCAAGGCCAACGCCGAGGACTATTTCGACATCGGCCGCGCCGCCGTGAAGCTGCGCAGCGCCGAGCGCATGCTCGAGGTCGACTACGACGCCGATCGCATCGAGTTCAAATGGCTCGAGGATGTCTGGACCGCTTACGGGCCGAAGGGCCTCGTCGCCCTCGCCTTCTTCGTCATGTCGCTGTTCGCGGTGCAGATCCGCGAAAAGCACAAGTCGCTCGGCTTCCTCGAGATCACCGGCGACCCGGGTTCGGGCAAGTCGACGCTGATCGAGTTCCTGTGGAAGCTGCTCGGCCGGGCCGGGCACGAAGGCTTCGATCCGAACAAGGCCACCCGCGCCTTCCTTGCCCGCAGCCTGGTCAAGGTCTCGAACCTGCCGGTGGGGCTGATCGAGGGGCGGCGCGACGACGACGCCGGCCACGCCCGCCAGTTCGACTACAACGAACTGCTGGTGCTGTTCAACGGCCGCTCGCCGCGCGGCATCGGCCGCAAGAGCGGCGGCTTCGAAACCGACGAGCCGCCTTTCCTCGGCTCGATCTACCTCATGCAGAACGAGCGGATCGACGCGATACCGGCCGTGCTGGAGCGCCTGATGTCGATGAATATCGACAAGGCGCGCTGGAACGCCGCGACGCGCGCTTCGGCGGTCAAGCTGGAAGGTTGGCCGCTGGAGGACTTGTCGGGGACCATCGTCCACGTCGTCCGCAACGAGGCCAAGTACCTCCCCTTCTTCTTCGAGCGGTTCAACTACCACGACGAGAACATGCCGAAGCGGGTCGAGGGTCTCTACAACGCCCGCCCGATCAAGTGCCACAGCCAGCTCGCCGCCGGCGTCGAAGCGCTGGCGCACCTGTTCCCCGGCTGCCGGCAGGACTGGATCGACGAGACGCTCGAGCTGGTCGACCGCATGGCGATCGACCGGCAGCAGGCGGTCGGCGGCGATCATCCGCTGGTCGCGGACTTCTGGGAAAAGTTCGACTTCCTGCTCGGGCGCGAGGACGAAGCCACCCATGGCGAGGGCAAGAGCGTCAACCAGCACCGCAAGCGCGAAAGCCTGATCGCGGTCAACCTGCCCCACTTCGAGAGCCGCTGCCGCAGCGCCGGCCTCAACCCGCCGCAGATCGACAAGCTCCGCAAGCTGCTGCGCAACAGCCAGTCGCGCAAGTGCGTCGGCGCGAACGCCTCGGTCAACAACCCCGCCGGCGTCACCGCCCGCTGTTGGGTCTTCGAACAGCCCCGGCGGGCGGAGGAACCCCTGATATGAGCGCGACGAGCGTCTGGCAGGGCATTGCGTCCGAACACCCGCCGTGCCTGCGGCTCGACTATCCCGAGCTGCTGGAAATGGCGGAAGCGCTGGTTGAGAGTCGCCGCAAGCGCTTCCCCGACCTGGTACGCCGCCACGAGCTGTCCGCCCCCGAGGCCGCCCGCCAGCTCGCGCTGTTCGAGGAGATCGCGGCCGACTGGCGCTGGATATGCACCGGCGAAGGCGAGCCGGCGGCTTACGCCACGATCGAAGCAAGGCGCGAGGCGCTCGACGAGAGCTTGCGCACGGTCGCCGGAATTGCGCGCGGCCAAGGTGGCTTCGACGCGAAGCTCGAGCACCAGGCCCACTGCCTGATTGCGTTGCGCTGGCACCTCGAGCCCGAGCGGATGACCCACGCGCTCGCCCGCCTCACTCACCAGTGCCGCGCTGCTGCGCCCGATCGGGTCGCTCCGAAAGCCCGTCCAGAGCCTGTCGAAGGAGAGACTGTCGATGCCTAACATCCACCCTATCGCCTGCGGCTGCAAAGCATGCCGAGGACCCGATCGCGGCGCGCCGATCGCGCCCCGGCCCGACCGCCCCTTCCTGCTGCTGTCCGCCTTCGCGCTCGTCCTCGCGACGATCGCCGCGATGCTTTGAGGAGCTTGCGATGAAAACCGCCCCGCACACTTGGATTTGCGCGAAGTGCGACAAGCACTTCCTCGGCACCGCTGCGTCGCCGCCGCCCGGATGGAAATGGCGCGGCGAGCTGCTGCTCTGCGACGACTGCTCGGCTCCGACGCCGCGCAGTGCGCCACGGCCAGCGGCCCTCGCGCAGATCGATGCGGTCGCGGCATGAACGCCGCGATGCCGCCCGCCGATCGCCTCGATCCGGCCAACCTCGCGGCCGAACTCAACCCGGCCGAACGTGCCGTTCTGCTCGCCATGCCCGTCGATGAATGGGCCAAGGCGCCGGCCTTCGCCGAGACTCAATCGCTGCTGTTCGATCACGGCATCCCGCTGATCGCCGCGAACGGAGACTGGGTCCGCACCACCCGCATCGGCTCCCGCGTCCAGCGCGAGCTGCAATCAGAAGGAAGCCCCGCATGACCCGGATTACGAATGCCGTTCGCGAACGCATGTGCACCGACCTGCTGAAGCGGCGCTTCGCGTCGGCCGGCGAGGCCCTCGGGCAAGAGAGCATGAACTTGTTTCAGCGCGTCTACGAGGACCGATACGACGACGAAGCGCGCCGGTTGATGGCGAAGCTAAAGCGCAAGTACCGGGATGCGTTCGCCCACAATCGGATGATCGAGTGCCGAGCCGCAGGGTTTCGCGTCGATGTTGGCGCCGTGCGGCTCGGTCACGAGAAGGTTACGTTCACACCGAACGTGGAGCCGCGCCCGTTCCTCAATGGATGCGGCCGTGGCGACGGGTTCAAGTTCGCCGACTGCGAGATCAGCCAGGCTCTCCAGGACTTCGCCGCGCAGCAAGTCGCCTTCGTGAATGACATCAAGGCGGCCCAGCGCGAGCTGATGGGTGCGCTCTCGGCCGTCAACACCGACCGGCAACTGGCCAAGCTTTGGCCGGAAGTGATGCCTACGCTCTCGCAGCACATGCCAGTGGCGTCCGGCTCCAACCTGCCCGCGGTGCAATTCTCGAAGCTGACCGAAGCCTTCGGGCTGTCGGCGGAGCCCGCGTCGTGAAGGCGCTGACCATCTGGCAGCCGTGGGCCTCGCTGATCATGGCTGGCGCCAAGCCGTACGAGTTTCGAGGTTGGCGCGCGCCGCGATCGATCGTCGGACAGCGGATCGTCATCCATGCCGCCGCACACAAGATCGACCAGCGCGAGGTCGCCGATCTCGACGACTTGCTCCGCTTTTTCGACCGGGACGACGCGGTGGGAGCGGCCCTCGCCGCCGAGACGTGCCTGCATGCCAGCAAAGCGATCCCCATTCTAATCGCAGCGGCGAAGGGCGAGCTTCCGATGTCCGCCGGCCTCGGCACCGCCGTCCTCGGCGAGCCCCGCAACGGCTTCGACATCGCCGCCGAGTTCGGCGTCACCCGCGCCAACGACAGCGACCGGCACGAGCATGCCAATTGGGGATGGCCGCTGGCCGAGATCGAGGTCTGGCCGGAGCCGATCCCGATGCGCGGCGCGCAGGGCTTCTGGAATTGGCCGGAGCCGTCCGATGCGTTGTTGCTCGGAGCGGCGGGTGCATAGCGGTGACGACGCGCCACCATCGCTGCGACGTGCCGGGCTGCGAACGGCCGCGCAAGCGGTGGCAGCGGCTGTGCGAGCGGTGCTTCTCGACCCTGCCGCGCGACATCCGCGCCGGCATCCTCGAAGCGTACCAGCAGCGCCGCTTTCGGGATCACCGCGCCGCTTGCCGGCGGGCGAGGGATCACTTCGCGGAGATCGAGCAGCGCAACGCCGAGCCCCGGCCCCAACAGTGGTGGCAGCGGGACTGAACGCCATGCTCGACTTCCTCGCCGACCGCCCCCGCCTCCTCGCCGCCGCCGGCCTCGCCGCCGGCGCCCTTCTCGCGCTCGTGCTCGGCCCCGGCCTCGCCGAGCTCATCGCCCACACCGTCGGAGCCCCCGCATGACCCCTCGTGTTCAAATGATTCTCGATCGTCCTGGTTTGATCGTCGACAACTTCGCCGGCGGCGGCGGTGCGTCGACCGGGATCGAGGCGGCGATCGGCCGCTCCGTCGACATCGCCATCAATCACGATCCCGAAGCCATCGCGATGCACAAGGCCAACCACCCGAACACCCGGCACTACTGCCAGGACGTGTGGGAGGTCGACCCGGTCGAGGCGACCCGCGGCGACGATGGGCGCCCGCAGCTCGTGCGGCTCGCGTGGTTCAGTCCGGACTGCAAACACTTCTCCAAGGCCAAGGGCGGCAAGCCCCGCGAGAAGAAAATCCGCGACCTTGCCTGGGTCGTTCACCGATGGGTCGAGGCCCTCCGGCCCTACGACGCCCACCCCGTCGTCATCATGCTCGAGAACGTCGAGGAGTTCCGCACCTGGGGGCCGCTGCTCGACGACGGCAAGCCCTGCCCGGCGCGCAAGGGCGAGACCTTCGCCGAGTGGTGCCAGCAGCTCCGCGATCACGGCTACGCGGTGCAGTGGCGGGAGTTGAAAGCTTGCGACTACGGCGCCCCGACGAGCCGCAAACGCCTGTTCCTGATCGCCCGCCGCGACGGGGAGCCGATCGTCTGGCCCGAGCCCACCCACGGCCCGCTGCGCAGCCACCGCTACCGCACCGCCGCCGACATCATCGACTGGTCGCTGCCGTGCCCGTCCATCTTCGAGCGCGCCCGGCCGCTCAAAGATGCCACCTGCCGGCGCATCGCCACCGGCATCATGCGCTACGTGATCAACTGCCAGCGGCCCTTCATCCTCCCGATCACCCACACCGGCGGCGAGCGCGTCCACTCGATCGACGAGCCGCTGCGCACGATCACGACGGCCCAGCGCGGCGAGCTGGCTCTGATCTCCCCGCATGTCAGCACGATGCGAAATAGCGGGAAGCCGACCACCGCGGCCGGCGAACCGATGCACACGATCGTCGCCGACGGCGCGCACAAGACGCTCGTCTCGGCGGCGCTGGTGGGCGTCGGCGGAAGGCGCGGCCAGTCGGCACCGGCCGATGTAGAGCGGCCCTATCCCACCATCACCGCCAAAGCCGACGGCGCCATCGCGTCGGCGACATTGATCCAGACCGGTTACGGCGAACGCGAAGGGCAGCAGCCACGCGTTCCCGGCCTCGGCAAGCCGCTCGGCACGATCGTCGCCGGCGGCGGCAAGCATGCGCTCGTCGCCGCGTTCATGGCGCAGCACAACGCCGGCAACACGCCGAGGCCGAAGCGGATGGACGAGCCGGTCAGCACCATCACCGGCCGGGGAACGCAGCAGCAGCTCGTCACCAGCAACCTGATCAAGCTGCAGAACAACCAGGACGCCAAGCCGGTCGACGCGCCGATCGACACCGTTCTCGCCGGCGGCCAGCACTACGCCGAAGTCCGCGCTTTCCTGATCAAGTACTACGGCAACGAGCGCGACGGCCACACCCTGTTCGGCCCCCTCGGCACCGTCACCACCCGCGACCGCTTCGGCGTCGTCACGGTCACGATCGACGGCGTCGACTACGCGATCTCGGACATCGGCATGCGCATGCTGACCGCCCCCGAGTTGTTCGCCGCACAGGGTTTTCCGTCTGATTACACGATCGACTTCGACTTCAACGGCAAGCCGCTGACCAAGACCGCGGCCGTCCGGATGGTCGGCAACAGCGTCTGCCCGCCGCTCCCGTCGGCCTTGGTGCGCGCCAACCTGCCGCAACTCTGTGAGCCGGAAAGGGTCGCGGCGTGATTGGAAGGCGGGCCTGGGATCGTGCAGTTTTCGTGCCGTCGGCAGGCGGCAAGCTTGCGCTGGTGGCGTCGGGAAATTGGCATAGCGGGCTTCCTCGCGAATCGAGCGAAGCCCTCATAGATACGCACCCGACTAAGGCTTCAATCAACATTCGCGGCCGCCGGTGCGCATTTCGGCTTCACGAGTCGCGTAGGCAACACACCCCTCCCGCGTTACCGCCGTCAGGTAGCGACTGATGATCGCCTACGCGTCTCGCACGGGCACCCGCCGCAATCTCGACGCTCTGCGCAAGGCAGGCTGGCGCTTGATGGTTTCAGCTCGCGGGGTGCTTCGTACCGAAGGCTTCCGCTACGCGCTCGACAACGGAGCGTGGACCGCCTTCCAGCGCGACGAGCCCTTCGACGTTGCTGCATTTGAGCGCGCGGTCGCCATGCTCGGCGACGGCGCGGACTTCATCGTACTGCCCGATATTGTGGCGGGCGGCCTGGACAGCCTCACCATGTCGGTTCGGTGGTGGCGACGGCTCCGCACCTTGCCGGGTGGGGGCAAGGCGCCATTGCTCGTTGCGGTCCAAGACGGGATGCAACCACACGATCTCCGCTGCCTGGTCGGCCCGCATCTGGGAATTTTCGTCGGCGGCTCCACTGCTTGGAAGCTTCGGACCCTCCACCGTTGGGGAGAGTTCGGCCGCGCGAAGGGCGCCTACGTCCACGTCGGCCGCGTGAACACGGTCAAGCGAGTTAATCTCTGCGGCTTTGCCGGCGTCAGTAGCTTCGACGGCTCCGGGCCCTCGCGCTTCGCCGACGAGCTGGCGCGTCTCGACAACGCGCGCCGCCAGGCGGTGCTCGTATGAGCTTCCCCGACGCCGTCGTCGCGCTGTTCTGCGCCCGCTCACTGCGCGCGCTCCGCCGACACTTGCGCTACGCGGTGGTCAACGCGGCCAACGACAACGCGCGCGAGGCTGCAGCGTGACCGCGTTAGTCGCCTCTACCGGCCGCGAGCCGCTCCCACATGGGCCACTCCGTGAGGTCGCGCAGCAACGGGGCGTCGGCACGGTCCTTCTCGTCGTCGGAATTATCAAGCCGGCCGACGCAGTCGATGATCTTCGACCGAACGTCTTGGGCAAACTCCGGTCCGAACCGCTCGGTGAGAACTTGCAGCGTGGCCACCGCGATCTCGGTGCCCGGATTAATCATCGGTTGGTAGGGCAGCTTGGCAAGGTCATCTCTAATCTGCTGCCGAAACGCTTCTTCGTCGAACCCCTTGATCGCCATACTTCCGCTCCCTTGCTGGTCGGGCGTCAGCATCTGGGCGACTGTCGCGCGGAATCAAGGGCGTGACCGGCCGCACCTCCACCGCCGTGATGCAGCGCCGCGAAGCGACCAGCGACGATCGTCGCGGCCCGCGCGGATTCCGCACCAGCCTGGATTACTTTCCGACGCCCCCTTGGGCGACGCGGGCAGCCTGCGAGTTTCTGACCAACGAGCTCGGCGAGGATCTGCGCGGTCAAACTTGTTGGGAGCCGGCCTGCGGCGAGGGGTTCATGCCCCGCCCGCTTCGCGAGTCATTCGGCACCGTCGTCGCTAGCGACGTGCAGCGTTACGGTGACGATCACGAAATCTTCGATTTCGCCCTGCCCGGCCCGCCGCTCTGGCTTGCCGACTGGATCTTCACCAATCCGCCATTCCAGCTCGCCGCCGACTTCGTGAAGCGCGGGCTCGAGCGAGCGAGCCGCGGCGTCGTGATGTTCGTCCGCGGCGCCTTCACCGAGGGTGACGGCCGCTACCGCGAGCTGTTCGCCCCCGATGTCCGGCCGGCCTACGTGGTGACCTATTGCGAGCGCGTCGTCCTGTTGCGCGATCGGCTGATCCGCGACCAGGCCATGGACCCCTTCAACCTGGACGGCGACGCCAATCCCCGCAAGGCGTCGAGCGCGACCAGTTATGCCCTGATGATCTGGCGGCGCGGCGAACACGATACCCGGCATCGCTGGATCGAGAAGTGCCGCCGCCGCCTCGAGCGCGACGGCGATTACCCGCTCTATCCCGAGCAGTGGGCCACGATCGCACCCGAGGCGGTGCTCGGGTCGCTCCTATGACGGTCGTCCGACGCGCTGTAGATCCCGCGCTCGCCGATCTGGTGAAGGCCCTTGCGCGCACCGCGGCGCGGAGGGACAACCGGCTAGGCGGGTCGGGGGATTCGAGGCGAGGAAACCATGCGGACACTGATCTACGCCCGCTTCTCCAGTCGCCTCCAGAATAGCCTGTCGATCGACCAGCAGGTGACGGCCTGCCGCGAGCGCGCCGAGCGCGAGGGCTGGACCGTGATCGAGGCGTTCACCGATTACGCCATCAGCGGCGGCGCCGGCACGGGCGAAGCGCAGCGGCCCGGCCTTGCTGCCATGCTGGCCCGCGTCGAGCAGGGCGACATCGAACAGGTGCTTGTCGACACCAGCAGCCGCATCGCCCGCAACCAGGGCGACGCCCACTACATCCGCGACCGTCTCAATCACCATGGCGCGCGCCTGTTCACGCTCGGCGACGGCGAGATCGACCGCTTCAAGGGCGCGTTCAAGGCGCTGGTCGACGAGCAGCAGCGCGTCGAGCTGCGCCACAATATCAAGCGCGGGCAGGCCGGCACCGTCCGGCAGGGCCGCTCGCCGGCCGGGCTGGCCTATGGCTATCGCACCGCCAACCGTATCGACGCCGGCGGGCGGCCTGTTCGCGGACTGCGCGAGGTCGATCCCGAGCAAGCGGCGATCGTCGAGCGTATCTTTCGCGAGTACGCCGGCGGCGCGAGCCCGGTGGCCATCGCGCGCGGCCTCAACGCCGCCGGGATTCCCGGCCCGCGCGGCTCGCGCTGGCGCGCCACCACGATCCGCCCCGACCGGACGCGCGGGAACGGCATGCTTTCGAACAGGCTCTACGTCGGCGAGTTGGTGCACAACCGCACCAGCAAGGTGACGGACCCGGTCACCCGCGCGACGCTGATCAGGCCGAACCCGGAAAGCGCTTGGATCGTCGAGCCCGTCCCGCACCTGCGCATCATCGACGATGGCCTCTGGCGGGCCGTGCAGGCCGAAATGGAGCGCAATCGACTGGACACCGCGCCGGTCAGGATGCGGCGCCCTGCGCACATCCTCTCCGGTCTCGGCATCTGCGGCACATGCGGCGGCCCCTGGAACGTCATCAACAACGGCTTTTGGGGCTGCGGGGCGCGGCGTGAAGGCGGTACTTGCGGAAACAACCGCAGCATCTCGACCGAGAGCTACGAGCGGCGCGTGATCGACGGACTCGAGCGGTCGATGCTCGACCCCGATCTGGTGGCCATCTACGTCCGCGAATATCACGAGGAGCGAACGCGCCTCGCGGCCGACGAGCGCCGTCGGCGCGCGCGGCTGACCCGCCAGCTCGCCGAAAGCACGGCGCGCGTCGACCGCCTGGTCGCTGCGATCGGCGACGGCGGTCTCGACTTCGCCGAGGTCCGCGAGGCGCTCGCGGTCGCGCGCGCGGAGCGCGCCGAGGCCGAGCTGCAACTCGCCGAGTTGGCCGCCGCGCCGGTGGTGGCGCTGCACCCGAACGTGATCGCGGACTATCGCCGGCAGGTCGCCAGCCTGCACGAAGCGCTCGCCGATCCTGACGCCCGCCCCGACGCGGTGCCCGCGCTGCGCTCGTTGATCGACCGCCTCGTGCTTTCGCCTAACCCGCATGGCCGTGGGGTCACGATCGAGATCGAAGGCCGCCTCAACGCGATCCTAGCGCTCGCTACCGGCCAAGCCCCGCCTGCGCCGCCACTATCGCCAAAGGTGGAGCGGGTGAAGGGAATCGAACCCTCGTCGTAA